GTATAAACCACTTTTTTCACGCCGCAAAACCTTAGTGCTTGCTCACACATTGGACACGGCTTGCTCATTCGATATTCACCCTTTTTCACCCTTACGACATAAGCAACAGATCCGCTTGTAATTGACCTGTCCAGGCCAAGAATTGCTCCCAGTTCTGCGTGTACAGTAGAGTGTGTTCTCTTGTCAAAATCACGAAATCTACTGCCGAAACCACAATAATTGTTCTTGTTACAGGAAGCATTAAGCACAGACCCACCCTTGACAAGAACGCATCCGTGGTTCTGACAAGGGTGGGTGCTTTGTTGGGCGATCCTTGCGGCGAGGTCTAAATACCTGCGGCGCTGTCTGGAAAGCTCATCAAGTTTGATTTTCATCTTCATCAAGCGTATAATGGCTTGAAGCATCGCCTTTGCGATTTTTAAAATCACTAATGAGAGTTTCATTCATGATCTGTATTACACGATTCTTGAATGTTTTGTCCTCAAGCATACCAAGCCAGCTTTTTCCTTGAAACTTCTTCGTTTCGCCGTCTTCCATAGCCAAGGAGTGCCATGCCCCTGATGTTGAAAAGTACTTTGAAGACTTAATCGCCTCAAACCAGCTTTCTTCATCACAAATGCGGACATTGTCGCCCCAAAGGATCTTAAAAGTCGCAATACGCCCTTGGGTCCCAAAACGGCTCTTCTGTAGCTTACATTTCACCTCTGACCCGACCCTATATCCATTCTCATCTTCAATAAAGGCTGCTTTGGCCTTCCGACCGGTCAACCAGATCCTCAGTGAATACGCATACATAAGAGCCTTACCACCAGGGGTGACATATGGCGAAACCATCGCTTCGCTAGGACTTCTGGTGATATTTGTCTTCAATTGGTTGAGGACCAGCAATGTTGAATTGGTATTTGCGATAGGGACAGTAATTTTTTGCATACCCTTGGACAAAACACGAGCTTTTAGCGCCATGGTGGATTGAGGGTTAAAATCCCCATCTTTATCACCAATAGCAGGAGTAAAAGCGACCGAATCCCATATAAAAAGGAACTGCTCTCCTGTACCCAGATACATTTCAATAGTCTCAAGGACCATTTCAACCGTTTGGGCCTGTACATAGATCAACTTTTCAAGATCACAGCCGGCATTTGCCATAAAATCTGGAGAAATCGCACTCTCGGCATCAAAGTATACTACGTTAATGCCCCTCTGTTGAGCATTTGCCGCAATTTGAGCAGCCATATAAGATTTTCCAGTTGATTCTAGCCCAGCTAGCTCTGTAATGCGACCAACGGGAATTCCCGCTACTCTTCCTCGGCAAACAATAGAATCTAACCAACGTGACCCGGTTGGAATCCAGTCTACAACCTCAGATGGGTTCTCATCATTAAGGTTATAGGCAACATTGAGGCCATACTTCTTATTTGCCATTTTACGCAGGTCCGCAATAGATAGACCTGTAACGTTACTCTTTTTTGCCATAATTTCTCCTTATAAAAAAAAGGGGGGCCGAAGCCCCCCAGTGTTGGCTTACCCAACCAACTCGTTGAATGCTGCGTCAACAGCGCTAGCTGCGGGGGTAGACGCATACATACGAGTCTCGGATGAAGTCTCCTCGGCAGCTTCCTCACCCAAGAGGAACTCGTCAAGAAGCCCACCAACCTCTACCGGTGTCTTTCGCTCAAAGAGCGAATCCATATCCGGAATAGAATCAAGCCACTGTGCAGAAAGATCCGTATCCTTAGTAAGGACGGTGCTCTTGCGACGTGGGGTCAGAGTGGTCTTAGGGAAAGACGCACCTGCGGGCTTGCCGTACTGAAGGACGAGGTCAACCCCCTGATCAACATCAGTGATGTCGCCATAGTCCGGGTTAAGAACATAGCCAAGAAGAGTCTCATAGACCTGCTTGCCATATCCCCAAATACGAACACCCTCGTTCTCTTCGCCACGTACAACGACAGGACTGAAGAAGCGCTGGCGGGCCATAAGGTTCTTAGCCATCTTCACGCTCTCTTCGGTATTCTCATTAAACAACTTGCGTACGAAGTCATCCAAGGGATCCGATTCACCAAAGGTGCGCTTCGGACTCAAAAAACCACTGTTGTTCCCAACGTTATAGTGAAACCAAAACGTCTTAAACGGATCGCCATCGGCGGTCGGAACAATACGAATAACTTGTTCGCCGTCTTGGGGACGCCAAAAGTTACTCTTTCCACCACCAGTGTTCTTGAGTGCCTGCATCTTTGCACGCATCTTGCTCATATCAATTCCCATTTTTTCCTCCTGTGTTGTTAATGGGTGGGTTAATTACCCTATAGTATACACGGCCAATGTCCCGTGCATCTGTTACTTAGACGCTCAACATACCAGATTATTCATCCGGAATGTTATTTTTTGTTTGTATACGTGGAGAATAGGCCAAGACGTAAGACAAATCATGATCATAGCTTGTTGAGTAAACAGCAAAACTAGTTCTCACGCCTTCGGAATTACCCCTAATGTGTTTTTTAATTTTATTTAGCAAATCTGAATCTGTTTTTAGGTTTTCGCTATTCACCCCAAAATAATACCTCTTTTCCGCTACGTTGTCAATAGAAAAAAACATTTTTTCTTCACCAGATTCTACATCAACGATACCAAGACTGCAGATCCTAGAAGTCTCTTTTAGCTCCGAAAAGGAACTCATCACCGGCTCAGTGTTATCAAAAACATTAATCATGTGGATAGCCGGCACTGCAAAATCGTTTATTCTTTCGTAGAAGTTGCTTATTGTCAAACCTGTTACTATTTGCTCCAGTGCTGGATTTTCAAGAATTATAATCTTCTTGAAGACACCTGAACGGGCGTATTCTTGAAAGATATGGAATGTGGAATTCTCCATCAACTTTTTCGTTTCAGAGAGAAATTCCACTTCAGGTTGAACATACACCATTGTGATTTCCTTATCTCTAATGTAAGATAAAAGCCTCAGTGAAGCTCCAGATATGTATCCAGATCCCCCAATGATGAACATTACCTCATCATCAACATCGTTGAAAAAATGGCCCATTTCAGGACAATTTGCTTCATATTCTTCAGGGGAATTAAACTTAGGAAAACGATAGGCTCTCCTGCCGGGTTCAACAAGATCAGTGTCAATATAATATGTCTTGTATTGAGCATACTGAGAAAACCTCTTAGCTATACTGCACCCGCAAGACCCCAACCCAATTACTGATATCATATGTTTATTGTCCTCATTCTACCAAAATCTTTTCCAGCGGCCACATTAACAAAGTATTTACCCAATTCGGTTTCTGAAAATATCTGTGCCAATTCCTCGATCATAGATCGGTCATTGTAACTCACGTCAAGGATGACCGAATCATGTAAGCAGAACGCAATCTTTGTTTTCTTATCTTCTAGCAATTTATTCAGTTTGATAGCTTGTTTCAAGGTTAGATCAGAAGTTGTACTCTGTATTACATAATTTAAAGCGTGATCATAATCCGCCTCAATTGTTCTACCAAACGGAGTCACGACCTGAGTTCCGTCCCAATATTTCTCTCTTATCAAATCACGATTATAATAGCGGCCTGCCGTATAGTGCACCGCAGACGGATTGTATAGCCAGCTAATTATTTTTCTTTTCGTATCTTGCCTAGAATATTTAGACGCATATATGTTTTTCGCATTCCATGCGTGAAGATCCTCTTGTGGCTGTTCATATCCAGACAGAGCCAGAATCGTTCTCAGTTCTGCTGCATTAAAGTCCAATTCCAAGAACCAATCATTCTCTGGTTTTATACACTGGCGATATAGCCTTGGCAGTGTCATTATCGGAAATGACCTCTTCTTTGTTGATAGGCGCCCAGTTTTTGTCCCGAAGAGATCGTATTCAACATAGGGCTTTGACCTCTCAATTCTCTTCAACCAGCCACGAACTTTAGGATCATGACGGTTTGACCTCAAATAGTGCAAATCACAATTAACCCGCTGGTGAGAGATCTCCCCCAACAACTGCGAGGTCTCAAGCAAAAAATCATAGTTATCTGGTCTCTCATACTGTAAGAACACGTGCTCACAGATTCTATTTTTTAGCTCGCACAATTCAATAAGAAAGTTTTGAGGTACCAGATCATAAAAACATACATGATCCAAGCTAATCTTGGCCTCGGCAAAAGAACGCACGAACGCTTTCATCTTCTGGCCGACTCGCTGCCAATCTTCTTTAAGATGTTCGGGGCAGACCTCATCCAAGGCTTTTCCCATGGTAAAGAGGAAAGCATAATCAACTTGCTTTCCTTTTAAATATGGAGTATAATTCCAACTCTTAGAGATTTTCTCCGGGAAGCTTCCATAGTAAAACTTGCCTGCTTGATATATCCCGTGACACTGTCTCTTATCATCTAACGTCTGAAAAAGCACGGCACCTCCATTTCAGATACAGTCTATCACAAGAAATAATAGGTGTCAAGCAACTTGATCAATTTTAAATTTCGAAATTTTGTCCCTTATATATTTCGCCACCTGCTCAAAGCTGTGATAGCGTTCCAGGCGAAGGATGTCTGATCTGATCTTTGACATTCTGTTTGGGGTCACCGTTATACTTTCCTCTATCAGCCTTAACTGTAAGTACAGCAGCGCCCAGGATGCATCACTATAAAACTGATCCAGATCAGCCTCCTCCTCAGTAGCTCTATTGACGATACTGGTGTGTACTTTGTTTTTACCCTGA